AGACCACCAAACTGCGGAACTTCCGCCCGAACGTCTAAAGTGTCGACGAGGGATGACCCATCTCGCATATGGGCCAGAATTGACCAGCCTGTCAGATCCGTGATCCGATGCCGAACAATGCCTGGAGCTCGAGCATTCAAGAATGCTTCCTCATCCTTGTCATTGCCGCCATCAACCCAGGCCTTAAAGTCTTCCCAGTACCCAGAAAGCCCGCCCGGGTGTCCTTTTTCGCTCCAGATCTCAACATTTGTTTTTGGCTCCAAGGCAGGAAACCGAAAAGCGTAGCTGTCGCCGGCCTTAATTGTGAGTGAAAAAGACATCAGTTCACCTTCATGATGTAGCAAAGTGCATGGTAGGGAGGCCGGTTTTCATGGCTCTGACCACCACCGGTTGCCGCCGTTGCGCCTGAAATACCATGCGTGTGTGCGCCCGCTGAATTCACGTTCAAAGCATGTGCGTGGTCGCCTGCATCTGGGATGGGTTCTTTGTTGACCGTGTTTGGAAAATTATTCTTCCACGGCACAAATGCAAAAAATTTACCAACAGTTCCCTGGTAGAAACTCTCACGGACCACGTCATGCCCATGTTTACCCGCTGTGTTGGTGCTGCCCGAGTGGGTGTGGGCCCCAGCGGATGCAGTGGCCATACTTCCGCTCCCATGGGTATGCGACGGAAGCTCTTTTGCGCTCAAGGTCACATGATCCGCGCCCCCTCGTGCGTTTGGTTGATAGGCACGGCCAGCACCCACAACAAACCGGTCGCGCAGATCCGGCGTTCCGCCGCCGCCATCACACAATCGCCATCCTTTCGGGATATTGGCCACAGCCCCAGACCACATCACAATAGACCCAATCGGCATCCCAAATTGGGAGGCAAGGCTCTGGTTCAAATTACACAAAACAATGTCATTGGTGCCATCATAGTAGACCAACTGATCCGTTGTACCTTGCTTGGTCCAAATCATTCCGCGGGTCGCATAGGATGGTCGCGTGGGCCCGCAATGGCCCGAATGCACTGCGGCGAATGATTTGTTGAAAGCATCAACCAAACCAACGCCAGTCGTTGATCCTGTTATATCAAAGTCATATTGGCTCATGTGGTCCCCACTTTAACTTTCGCGCCCATAACCGGCGGCGTGCCAATCAAAGCTGGCCGTGATTGCCGCCCCATTTTGATCAAGAAACTCTTGATGAAATCCGTGTCGATCCTTGGCCGTGGTCTTGCTCACAGCGCCCGGCGGCAAACCTTGCCCATTAATGATGATCGACGGTTCCGCCTTGAAGGCTGGAGAAAACTTAATCCTTACGCCACCCGCTGGGCATGGCACATTCTTACCCGACAGCACCCGGTCCGGCATATCGATGTGAACATCTGCCAGATCCACGCGCACCGAAACATCCGAGTCCGTTGTGGCAAGTTCAAGCTTAAATTCATAACCCCGTGCGACGTATTCACCGATCCTGATCGGTTGCCAACTTGACCAAACGGCGCTGCTGCTGGCCGGGTCACCTGATGTTGTGCGCACCATCAGCACCACTTGGACGGTTTCACTGGATGCGGTCACGCCCCCCAGGCTGGTGACGTTTGCCAGTTTGCTCCAGCGTTCAATCTTATTGTCCGTGCGATATCCATAAGCCTGCAAATTAACGGTGACCCGGGAAGTATAAACTTCCGACAAATCAACTTTCTGCGCAAATGAATAGGTGCCCGAACGGCCGCCGGTTGCCCCGCTCGCAGGCAGCTCCAGATGTGATCCATTGGCCACCAGTCCCGCCGTTCTCGAACCGGAAAACTTAGGAGCCTCCGATACTTTAAGCACCGCATTGTAACTTGCCAGAGGGTCCACATCACTCATCACCATGCGCGCCTCTGGGCTGCTTTGCCCAAAGATCGAAACAGCCTTGATCAAATATTGACCTTTCAGAGCTGGTGCCGTGAGCGATCCGCTGCGCGCTTGGGTTTCAACATCCACGGCCCGTTCCCAGCCGCCGACCAATCCAGAGGATAAAAATCGCACGTGGTAATGATCGATCAAAGGATCAATGGCCGCTCTCCAGGTCAAATGTGCCTGTTGCTCAACGACATTGATCGCGAAGTCCTCCACAGGCCGCGGAATGGTCAAGCTCGCATCGCGGTACAGGGTCTCGATGGCCGGTTCGGACAGCCTGCCAGCTGAATCTTTAGCGTAGATTTTGAGCGCGTAGCTTCCAACCTCCGGCAGGATGAATTCCAACTCCTTGCCGGTGAATTCCCCGCGCGCAATTTCAACGCCATTGGCATTGTACAAAACACCCAAATGGCTCGACACAAAAAATCGATCCTCCGCTCCCATTTCAATCACCGCGACAACCGACGGGTTTGAGCGAATTTCAATATTTACGCCGCGCACTTTTGGCTCGATGGGCCGCAAGTCATCGCGCGGCTTCACTTTCGTGACAATCGGCACATAGGGCGGAATATCGCCCTGATCAGCATCCAGAACGGCAGGCGCTGCCGGTACACCGGTCAAGGTGGCCTTCAAGTCGCCTTGATGGGTGATCGCGCTGATCAGCACCTCCATGCTCTCCACGCCCATCTCCTCCACGCTCAGCAAATCGCCCACTCGAATGTGCTTGGCTGAAACCGCCTCGGTCACCGACCATCGCCCGTCGTAGGTGCTCGGCGGCGTTGCGCGAAATATCAGCTCGCTGCCATTTTGGTGGCGCAGGCATATCCGATAGTTGTTGCCTGCCAAGGACATGAACTCATCGAGCACGAAGGCCGCCAAAGTGCCGTCCTTGTTGCTTTCATATTGGCGAATTCTGCCCGCACCAACGCCGATCAAAGGCACGTCATGCACCAGGCGCACCTTGTCGCCCATATTCACTCTGAGATGCTCAAGATCACACTGCCAGGTGAACTGCTCGGGCCGCAAAATCGCCTGCGCGAGGTGATAACGACCCAGGCGCCAGGCATTGCCGTCGGTGGCGTCCTCCTGCGCTAATACCACGCCCTGTAGATCCAATGTCTCAAATTCAGTCGCATTCGTTTCATCGTATCCATCGGCATAAACGGTGATTTCATCTTGCTGCCACTCTTGCCGTTCAGACAGACAACGGACGCGAAAACCATGAATATCCTTTGGGAATTTGATTGAACCCGAAAAGCCCCAGCTGTTGCGTGGAGAAAACTGTTGGACAATCGGTCCTGCGCCCCCGTCACGGATGATCGAATATTTCAGATCGCGCAGGGCACGGCGGGCTCGGCCAGTCGCACAAATTAAGTCCAGCACCTCCGCCAAGGGGGTGGGTTGATCGATGACGGCATCACAGGTCCAATGCGGCTCCTGTGTTGCCCAAGCCAATAGATCCTCCAATTGGATCCTAGAACTTGCCACCGGATTGCTTAACATCGGCCCCATCAAGGCGCGGGCGTAGATCCAAGCCGGATGCCGCACGGGCTGCGGATTGCTCCATGATTGGCCATCCCATATCGGCGCCATTTGCAGAACAATCGCATTGAGTGTCGCAATTTGGCCATTCAGTTGCTCACTAGCCTTGATCCGCAACGCAACCTCCGCGATTTGTGGATGGCTGGGCAATGAGCCGGCCTGAACCGAACGCACCGCGCTCAAATAGCCATCATCGCGGACAGTGCTGCTTTGGCTATCGATCGACAGGCGCTTGACCTCGACGTCATAGACCCCGGCACTTGGAAAGGTGATCGTTTTGGTGAACCGCATTTGCGCTGTTGATTTTGCGCTATGCGTCTCAACGCCCACATCCACCCATTGGCTCGAGCCAACCGCTCTGAACCGGTACTGGACCTCCACCGACTGAGTTTGTTTGCTGTTATTGCTGTCGTAATGAACGAGGCCCTGATAGGTGACATCCACCGATGCCGAAATCGCCCGGTCTCTTGTGCTGCGCACCACTGCCACGTTTTGCGCCAATTTCACCGAATAGGAATCCTCTGCGATATCATCTGGATAGAGCGACATGCGCGTGTCGCCTGAGCGCCAGTTTTTCACCAAAGGGGCCAAGTCGGGCAGTTTGGCCAAAGTCGCCGCCTTGTCGACATTGAGAAACTCTAACTCCACACCATCAAAATCAGTGATTGGCGTCGTTCCGATCTTCAAGGACTCGAGCGCCACAGGCCCATAGCCAAATGTGTAACGGCCACGAAAGTAAATATTATCCCCTTCGCCCTCAGTATAGCCGCGCGCAGTTTTGGGCGGATACATTAGGTGACGCCCTAAAACGGTCGGAAATACGCCATAGCGGTTTTCAGCATTGCTGGATCCGGTGATGGCATAGTTTGGCTGATCCTGCGTCGCCGCCTCTGGCCGCGACGGGGGCGGGATGAGTGCATTGATCAGCAAGCTGCCAACCAGCTTCACTGCCGCGGAAGTCAGCGCATAGCCGATGGTGCCGGCAGCAAATAGTGAACCAGCCACATAGGTCGCGGCTGTCGGAAGCAAGGCGCCCAAAATCACCGGGATAGCGGCAGCAGCAACGCGCGGCGTGACCAAGACATGCGCACCGGATTTTGGCCGCACATGCGCCCATTCCGACATCGGCACTACCGATATATTGCGGCCCTTGGAAATCGTCACCTGCACATCTGCAAGATACTTGGGCTCAATATTTGCCTGTTTTATGATATCGGCAACACTCACGCCCTCATGCATTTGTTTAAAGGCCGCGCCCTCATTCAGAAACGGATGCGCATATGTGGCCACATCAAGATAATTAGGCTGCATATCGATAGACCCCTTCAAGGCGGTCACCCCATTTTCGCGTGGTATAATCTTCAAGGATGCTCTCTTGCGTTTCCTGGCTTGTGTGCAGCATCAAACGTTGGTCGAGCGCGTAGCCCACATGCAGCTCGAGCCCGCGCACCTTAAATAACAAAGCGTCGCCTTCATCGGCATGCGTGACCTTTTGCCAGTCGCGCCGCGCCTCCATGGCTACTTTCTGGCGCGCAGCAACGGCCACGGTGCAAAGAGGGTCGCAAATCTCCCGCCCATGCCGCGCCAATTGCAGGGCAACAAAAAGCCCCAGACAATCATATCCCTCCGGCCCCCGACCAAGCTCTTGGTAAGGGATGCCAATCCAGCCATCTGTCCACATGATCAGAACAGCGCCGGCGTGTGTTTTGGATCCATGACCATATGCCCAAACTGCATCGTCAAAATTGGCTCAACGCCCAACGTACCGCTGATCTGATGTGCGTCGTATTGAGCCGCGCGCATCTCCACCTCCAAAGGGCCAACTTCGATGTGATCAGGGCTTGAGGCCAGAACCCAAACGATTTGCGCCGACACAACCCCTTTCACGGTGCGCAGGGCCTCGATCAAACGCCGGTCCACATTATCCGCTGTCCAGGTGATCACCGGAACGCCTTCGCTTTCCTCGTCAGGCAACCCCACTTGAAACGCGAGCGGCAGATATGTCTCGCCACGATGCACGATTGGCTCCCAGTTCGGCACGATCGTTATTGGTTGCGGCCAACCCGATTGCATCAGCTTCACTACAGGCAAAACCACCTCACCGGTCGCTTCACTATGCATCGCCGCACGCATTTGTGTGCTGAGCGTGGTTCTCATGGCAGGAGCTCCAATCGAACCGACAGCTGATAGGCGTCGAGGCCAATGGGCCGCGAGCCATAGGCGTCATCACCCGCGACAAATCGAAATCGGGCCTGAGCGTCCGTGACAGGATGCACCATGTCAAAAGCTAAGGCGCCATATGCAAGCTCAACTTCAAAAAATGCTTCAAACCTCGCCAGATCAAAGGCTGTAATCGGCGAAAACAATAGAGCCACCGGGCGGGGTGCGGCGGTGAAACGCCGCCGTTGCTTTGCCGGTCCAGTGTCCATATTTGACCGCAGAACACTCCCCACCGGCGCACCAATCTGGATTTGCCGAAAAACAGGGTCCGGCATGAACTCGGGCCAACTGGGCATCAGTTCCCCCTTGCTTTGCGTTTCAATCCATAGGCCGCTTGGTTGGGTCGGTCGAAACGCCCCCCGACGATGCCCTCAGACACAGTGTCCCAGATTAGCACCTTCAACCCGCGGCCATCCTGTGAGGGTTGCGCCTCCACACGCGCATTGCTCGCATGATTATGGATTTCAACTTGCATCAGTGGCCCGGATCCACCGGCGGCAGCGCCTTGCCCCGAGCGGCCAACCATGCCGCCGGCAGAAAATTTCGGCACCACTGCGCCCCGGTTGATCACCTCAAGAAACGGCAAGGTCTCTGGTGTGACGCTTTTCGCGCGGACTACAAATTCGCCATCTGATAGGCGCGCAGGAATGCTGTCAGAAGTAGGGCCACCTGGGCCACGAATGAGCCCGCCGGTAGCCGCCTTAACCGTGGCTTCCCCTGAAGCCGCACCAGTGCCCAGCAGGGCGCTCAAGATCGTTCCAAAGACATTGTCTTGCCCACCGGCAAGATTGGCAAATTGATCCGCCAAAAGGTCAAAGGCGCGGTCGTAGGCTAAATCCAGCAGCCGATCAGATATCTTGCCAAGTGCGTCTGTTAAATTCTCGGCGGACCGAATGTCTTGCAACATTGATTTGGCAAATGAAGCGGCCGCCTCTTCACTGGCTGTTTTGATCTTATTCAAGGCTTCTTCACTGCGGCTGAGCTCATCATTCAATATCAC